CCTCAATCCCGTTCATCGACGCGCTAGACCAATTCCTGTCCGACGCCGACCCAACCAAATCGGCCGGATGGAGCTCCCGCTGCAAAGCGGGACCAAAGAAAGTCTGGACGGACGAAACGGGACGGTCCGAGCTAACTCATTTCGCCCTTGCGCGTATAGCAATTCTCATCTCTGAAGGAGACAATGTCCATTATTTGAGCCCTCAATCCCTAGTGGAGTGCGGCCTGATGGACCCCGAGGAGCTTGCGACAAAGATGGAAGCCCATGGTAAGAACAAGCGCGACAAAGAAACTTGGCGCGTCATCTGGCTCTTCTCCATGTTGGACTCAGTTGTCCAGGCAATCACTCATGTCTATCAGAACAAGCAAGACATCGAGGCATACCACCGGGGTGAATTGAACACGCAAGGAATCGGCGGTGGCCACCACGACGCTGGCATCGACCGCTTCGGCGAAGCTTTCGAATGGCTATCTGAAGGCGTGCACAACATTGGAACGGAAGACGCGTCCGGGTGGGACCTAAGTGTCCCCCGCGTGGCAATCTACTTTGACACCCACCGACGAATCGAACGGTTGGACGACTCCCGCCCAGAAGCCAATTACATCACAAAGAAGCTACTCTGGGCAGTCGCTGCAGTCAACTCTGCACACGTCATAGTGATCGACAGGTCTCTCATCCAACTTGAATTCTTCGGCACCACCGCTTCCGGCATCCCGTCGACATCGGCGCAGAACTCCCCTATCCGAGCGTTTCTAATGCTCGCGTGCGGAGCTACCGCGGCCCATGCGATCGGTGACGATGCCGCATACCGAGGTAAACTCGACAGGGAGTTGCTCGCCTCGGCGGGCGTGCTGACGAAGGAAGATACAATTAGATCCAAAGGGCCAGACGGGCCCCATGACATGACGTCACATCTATTCAAGCGAGACCCGGCCACCGGAAAGTGGTCGGCAGAGTTCGACAATATTGCCAAAATGCTGGCTCACCTCGACTTGAAGAGGAAAGCCGACAGCCCCCCAGAAGACGAAC